GCTGACGGACCGGGACGAGGACGAGTACGTCTCCGCCTTGGCGAAGTTCGCCGAGGCCAGCGAGCCCACCGAGGCCGAGCTGGGTGTCGGCATTGAGGACCACCGCAAGTTTTATGTGGGCCAGACCGCCAACAAGAAGTTCGCCTGCAAGACCGCCCGTGCCGCCGTCATCTACACCGACCCCGAGTTCATCAGCGAGGAGCCGGATGCTTCCTACGTTGGCAACGTGGCCCCGTTCTATCCCAACAGCGTCACCTGGAAGTTCAAGCGGCCCCAAGACGGCAACGCGCCCACCAGTGCCGGCGTCAAGCTCATCTCTCTGCCCAAGCTGACCGAGAGCGAGCGGAGCGAGCTGCTGGAGAACTACGTCAACTTCTTGACGGAGGAGTACAAGCGGCAGTATGTCAAGAACGGCACCTGCCTCAATGGTGAGTTCATCGACACCGTTCTCGGTGGCGACTGGATTGCCAAGCGGATGCGGAACCTGCTGTATGACATCCTGCTGGAGAACGCCACCATCGCCTACGACGACGCCGGGTTTGGCCTCGTGGCTACGGCGGTCCTCCAGACGCTGGCGGAGGCCGTTGACCTGGGCATCATCGCCAGGGACCCCGAGAGCCGGACGGGTGTGTTCACCGTGGTTATCCCGAAGTACGTCGAGAGCACCGAGGAGCAGCGGCGGAACCGGGTCATGCCTGACATCACCTGGGAGGCCCTGCTTGCCGGCGCCATCCATCAGGTGAAATCCAAGGGTGCGCTCCGCGCATCGCTCTAAGGGAGGGTTAATCAATGTCTTTACTGAGCACCTATGACCCCCTGAAGGTAAACGTCACCTTCAACAACCGGCAGCTCCGTATGTTCGGCGACAGCCTGTTCACCCTGGCCCGTGACGAGGCCAACGTGACGCTGAAGAAGGGATGCAAGGGCGACAGCACCTACATCATCAATGCGAACAAGGCTGGCAAGCTGACCGTCACTCTCCAGCAGGAGTCCCCGGACATCCCCTATCTGGAGCAGTGCGCCGAGAAGTACGTGAAGGCGAACCTCGCCATCACCGATGCCAACGACAGCGGAATCGTGTTCTTTGCCCAGGACTGCATGGTCGAGAAGCTGCCCGACCGTGCGCGGGGTAAGGACGCCGCCGACGTGCCGTTCGTGTTCCTCATCCCGGAAATCAACAGGTACTAAGCCCGTTGGGGCTGAAACATTGAGTGAAACATCTTCCTCTATTTCAAGTATTAGGCACGAAAAGAAAGTTTAGAGAAAATAATTCAACCCAATGTTTCAGCCTCCAATGTTTCAATGTTTCGGGCATTGTTTCGCCGTTGTTTCGGCTCAAACCCTTGCAACCACGGGCTTTCTTCCCTATTTGAAACATTGAAACATTCATTCTCATTAGAAGCAAATACAGAGAGAATAGGCCGTTAACGGATAAGAGGGTATCTCTCTAATATCTCTAATCCCTCTATTTCGTGCAATTATACACGCGCGTATGCGCGAGAAGGAGTGTATGAACTATGGCGAGGACAAAAGTTGTTACGGTGAACGGCACCGACTACACGCTTCAGAGCGTGACCTTTTCCTGGTACACCAATCTGACTGACCTTTATATCAACCCGGCCAACGGGCGGAAGAGCACGGCGAAGTACGTCGATGCTCTGCTCAAAGGCTGCGTGACCGCCCCGGCGGAGGTTGCCAAGCGCGGCCTCGAATACTTCGAGGAGCAGGACGACATCACCACGCCCAACGAGCTGTCGAAGGCCATCGAGACCTTTCTTGGCGAAAGAAGCAAGCCGAGCGGAGGCGCTAAGACGAGCGCGACGTAACGAACGTTTCTGGCGGATGGTATTCGCCCAGGGCGGCGTGAACTTCGCCGAACTCAGCACCATGGACCTCTACGCCTTCATGGAGGCGGAACAGGCCCGTCTGCTCTGGCAGGACGAGTGGAATAAAAAATAAGCCGGAGAGGAGGGACGATTTGTGGATGAAGCCCGCAGCTTGACCTACAGTATCAACGTCAAAGCTGTTGTTTCAAAGGCTGAGGAAGATATACGAAATTTCGTTGGCAGTCTTGGTAAGCTGCGGGAAGAAGCTGCTGGTGGTATTGACATCAGGCTGAATATTGAACAGGCTTCGGGCAGTATTCGGGACCTGACTTCGGAAATTGGCAATCTTCAATCTGAGGGCGCCGATGTTGAGGTCGGGGCCGATACGACCGACGCCGAGGACAGTATTCGGGACCTGACCGAAAGCCTGGGAAACCTCGGCGATACGGATGTCGAGGTTGACGCCGACACGTCGGAGGCGAGGGAGGATATTCAGGACCTCGCCGACGACCTCGGCAGCCTCGGTGAGAACGCCGGGGACATCGACATTGATGTTGATACGACAGACGCACAGCAGAATATCCGGGACCTCACGGAAGACATCGGGGACCTGGAGACCGATGCGGACGGTATCGGGTCTGCTTTTCGCAAATCGTTCCTCGCCGGCATTGACGGCGGAGATAGTTTCGCCGCATCCCTGCGGTCTGGCGTTGTGGGTGCGCTCACGGCGGCTGGCGAACGCGCCGGCGGCCTCGGGTCTGCCTTCAGCAGTTCGTTCCGCACAGGGATTGATAGCGGAAACAGCCTTGCTTCGTCTTTGAAGTCTGGCTTGGGCGGCGCCCTCGACTATGCGAAGGATAAGGCCGTTGACCTGAAAGATAACATCGTCGAAGGCGCGAAGAACATCGGGCATGGGTTCGCCCACCCAATCGAGACCATCAAAAGCGGCCTCGGAAATGCCCTTCAGAGCGCAAAAAACAAGTTCATTGATTTGGCCCGTGGCGCGGACACCGCTGCTGATGGAGCCGAGGATATGGGCGACGCCGCCAACAACGCGGCGGATGATGTGGCAGACCTTGGAAACGCCACCGAAAAATCTGGCAACGCCGCTGAGAAATCTGGCGGCAAGTTTGAAAAACTCGGCGGCATCCTAAAGGGCCTCGGCGCGGCAGTCGCGGCGGCATCGGTCGCCGTTGGCGCCTTCGCCGGGGCTTCCGTGGGCGTCGGAATGAACTTCGACAGCTCCATGTCCCAGGTCGCCGCCACAATGGGCTACTCGGTCGAGGAGTTGAACACGGTAGGCTCCGAGGCCAATAAGACCTTCACAGAGCTGCGCGGCTTTGCGATGGAGATGGGCGCGACGACCGCGTTCTCCGCATCGGAGGCCGCTGACGCTCTGAACTACATGGCATTGGCAGGCTACGACTCTGAGAAGTCGATGGCGATGCTGCCGAACGTGCTGAATTTGGCGGCTGCCGGCGGAATTGAGCTTGCCGCTGCCTCGGACATGGTTACGGACGCGCAATCGGCCCTGGGCCTGACCATGGACGAAACCACTGAGCTGGTCGATAAGATGGCGGCGGCGTCCAGCAAATCCAACACCAGTGTGGAGCAGTTGGGCAACGCTATCCTGGCTATCGGCGGTACAGCGAAAAACCTCGCCGGGGGCACGACCGAGCTGAATACGGCTCTGGGCATCCTGGCGGATAACGGTATCAAGGGCGCTGAGGGTGGTACGCACTTGCGGAACATCATCCTGTCCCTTGGTTCTCCCACCGATACCGCCGCAAAATCTCTTTCCAAGCTGGGTGTCGAGGTATTCGATGCCGAAGGGAAGATGCGCCCGCTCAATGAGACCTTCGGGGATTTGAACGACGCGCTCTCTACGATGTCGCAGAGTGACAGGCTTGCCGCCATCGGCGACATCTTCAACACGACGGACATCGCCTCGGTCAACGCCTTGCTGGGCACCAGTGCCGAGCGGTGGGATGAGCTGGGAACTGCCATCGGCGATGCGTCTGGCGCTGCCGGTGATATGGCAAAGACCCAGCTCGACAACTTGGCCGGTGACATCACCATGTTCAAGAGCGCCCTCGAAGGCGCTCAAATTGTTATCTCCGACCAGCTCACCCCCGACCTGCGGAAGTTTACGCAGTTCGGTACGGAGGCCATCTCTACGCTGTCTGCGGCCTTCCAGGAGGGCGGTCTGAGCGGCGCTATGGGGGCGCTGGGCGGCATCCTGAGCGATGCCGTCGGCATGGTGGTAGATATGCTCCCCAGCATGGTGGACGCCGGTGTGCAGCTCCTGGGGGCGCTTGGCGAGGGCCTGTTAAGCAACGTCCCGGTCCTCATCGAAGCGGCGACCCAAATCGTCGTCACGCTGGCCGAGGGCCTAACCTCGTCGATGTCCGGGCTGGATTCCTCCGGGAACGAAACCCTGACCCGGATAACGGATTCTCTGATTGAGAACCTGCCGGTGCTGATTGGGGCGGCGGGCCAAATCATCCTCACGCTGGCGAGTGGCATCGGCTCGTCCCTGCCGGAGCTGATTCCATCGGTAGTCGAAACGCTCCTGGTGGTGGTCAGCACTATTATCGAAAATCTGCCCCTGGTCTTAGACGCCGGGATGCAGATACTCGGCGGGCTGACGCAGGGTATCATCGAGGCCATCCCGATTTTGGTCGAGCAGCTACCCGAAATCATCCTGCAAATTGTCGGCTTCCTGTCCGAGAACCTGCCGACCATCCTGGAGCAAGGCTCTCAGATGCTTCTGTCCCTGGGCACGGGCATCATCGACGCCATTCCCCAGCTCGTAGCCCAGCTACCGGCTATCATCTCCTCCATCGTCGGCTTTATCACGGAGAACCTGCCGCTGATTGTGGAGACCGGCGTGAACCTCATCGTCCAGCTCGGCGTGGGGCTCATCCAGGCTATCCCCTCGCTGGTAGCGCAGTTGCCGCAGATAATCGCGGCTATAGTCGGCGGATTCGCCGAGCTCCCCGGCATGATGCTGGACATCGGCAAAAACGTCGTGAAGGGCGTCTGGGACGGCATTTCAGCTATGGGCTCCTGGATAAAAGAGAAGGTCACAGGATTCTTCGGCGGCATCGTAGATGGCGTCAAGGGGTTGCTGGGCATCCACAGCCCGTCCACGGTGTTTGAGCAGCAGGTCGGCACGAATATGGCCCTCGGTGTCGGGAAGGGCTTTGTCGGTGCGATGGGTACGGTCACGAAGGACATCGAAGCCTCCATCCCCACGAACATCGACTTGCCCGAAATCAATGGGCCTGACCCCAAATCCCTCGCCAACAATGTGGATGATGAGCTGTATCATGTCAGCCCCATTGTTGATGACGTGAACACCCCAGCAGTGCCGGATGTCACCTACGGCGTCAAGCCGCTGGTAGACAGCTTCAACCCGCCGAAGGTGGTCGATGTCGAAGGCCCCCGGAACCTTAACGCGCCTGATGACTACGACCCCTCGACGGATGAGCCGCACAATCCCCCGCCGCCCGAAGGGTTCCCGCCCCCGGCGCCGGCCCCTGACGGCGGAGGCGGGTTCGCCCTCCCGCCCGTGAACATCTACATCACGGTGGAAGGCAGCGCGGACGAGGCCGTGGTGGAAGACCTGAAGACGAAGCTCCACGACACTGTGAAGGAGCTGTTCGAGGAGTTCCGCAACGAGGAAAACGAGGAAATGGCTCTGAAAGAGCAGTACGCATTTTAACGAGGAGGTGCTGACATGGCTTACACGCTCATAGGGCGGCGGAGCGGCACGGTTCGTTTCGTTCCGTTCCAGAACGGTCTCGTTGAGAAAGAGAGCGAAAGCTATAGCAGCTCCGTGACATCGAACCCGATTGAGAACGGCTCCAGCATCAACGACCATGTGAACAACGAGGCTGGGACGTTCTCGATTTCGGGGACGATTATCGGCGGGGAGGGCGCTATCAATGCGCTGAAGGCGATGCGGGATTCCCGAGACATCCTGACCTATATCGGGGTGAGCCGGGTCACAAATCTCGTTTTTACCTCGCTGAAGTTCGACCGTTCGTATAAGAACAGAAACGGCGCCGCGTTCTCGGCGACGTTTAAGCGGATTCAGACGACCTCGCCCGAGTATGTCCCGATGGGCGAGTCGCTGCCCATGACGAGCCAGGATATGGGCCGGAGCGATGACCCGCAGTTGGCGAAAACCGTAAATGCGGGCATGAACACGGTCTACCTGCAATCGGTCAGCGCGGAGAGCATGGAGCGGTACGAGGCTGCCTACACGCAGCCCAGCAGCTCCGCCCCGCTCACGCGGATAACCGGGAGCTACAATGGCCTGTCATCGTAACAGGAGGTGAGATAGTATGGCGCTGCAACTGATTGACCTTAACGCAGATGTCAGCTATATCGAGGTGGATGTGTCGCGGGTGCCGTACTCCTTCACCCTGAAGCTGTCCGACAAGACCTTCGTTTTCACCGTCAAGTACAACGTCACCGGTAAGTTCTTCACGGTGGATTTGCTCGATGTGAACGGGAACGTCCTGGCCTTCGGCGAGGTCGTGCGCTATGGCAGACCGCTGTTCAATGTGGTAGAGGACGAGCGATTCCCCATCCCTGTGATTATCCCGTCCTGCATCTCCAATGATGGCATCTCGGAGGTGACGTGGGAGAACTTCGGGCGGGAGGTCAAGCTGTACCTCCATGACAGAAAGGTGGCCTCGGAATGAGCTTTTGGATTCGGGATGCCACATTGGTTCT